ATACTCTTGATAAAACACTATCTCTCTATTTTCATCATAACTATATAGTAAAAGATGATCAAATTAGTGTAGCGGATTGTGTATTGACAGATGTGGAGAATTGTCATTTATGCAAAGAGGAGGATCTGCGATATGATAATTGGTATATGTTTCAAAGATTATTATTGTAAAAACATATTTGAATAAAATCAAATAAAGATATATAATTGTTGATGTATATATTTACCAAACATGATAAGTATCTTAATGCCTATTTATAATGGTATTGAATACATTACGGAGTCTGTTCAATCTGTACTCGATCAATCCTTTGAAGATTGGGAGCTTATTATTGCGGTCAACGGTCACGAGCAAAATTCTATGGTGTTTCAAATCGCTAAGGAATATGCGGATCTAGATAAACGTATTCGCGTTTATGACTTTTACGATTTTAAGGGTAAGGCAAATACCTTAAATGGTATGATTATATTCTGCCGATATGATTATATTGCTATTTTGGACGTGGATGATATTTGGCTTCCTAAAAAATTAGAGATACAAGCAGAATTATTAAAACAAAACAAATATGATGTTGTTGGAACAAAGTGTGTTTATTTTGAAACCTTAGATGGAGTTATACCTAAAATCCCTAGCGGCGATATTAGTGATTTTGATTTTAGAGAAGTAAATCCAGTTATTAATAGTAGTGCGGTTTTAAGAAAAGATTTAGGATATTGGAAAGAGGAATTCGCTGGTGTAGAAGATTACCATTTATGGATGCGTTTACGTAAGGCTGGAAAGAAATTCTTTAATTTTGAAGATGTTTTGGTGAAGCATCGTATTCATTCTACATCAGCGTTTAATACACAAGATCATAGTGCAAAAATTGCCGAAATACGTAGATAAAGTATTGAAATTAGTATTGTAGTAATTTATTTAGAACTGTATTCTACTGCAATTTTAGTAAGGATGATTTAGTAATTTATAATATGTTGGACTTTCTATATATTACAAAATTTTTCAGAGAATGTGTGATTGTGTAGGTCTCTGTTTATGTTTAATTGGTATAGGTAGTTCTGTAATTTCTTATTATACTGTTGGCGAATGCATTCATTATAGTAGATTAGAAAATATGGATAAAGAAGAAATATAAAAATAGGGAAAAATTAATATAAATTTTTATATTATATTTGACCTATGAAATGCAACGTTTGTAAAAAAGATTTTATATTAAGTAGAGATGAGTCGGATTATAATACAAAAAAACAAAAATTAGAAGATGAATTATCAAAGTATGTTGAAGAAAATTTTGAGAAAGATGAAGAAGGTTGTTGGATTAAAGTAATAAACGCAGAAGCCCTTTTATTAAAACCACTTGAGAATCCTAAGTTTTGTCCATCTGAAATTTGCGGTGCTATGATTTGTGGTTATTGTTATGATACAATCAAAAATTATTATCAGAAAACGAATATATGTCCTATATGTATGCATTAAATATAATGATAATTCGTAACGTTATTATTGTAGTAAAGGGGGGTCAGAAGTGAATCGACCAGCAAAGCTTTTAGGTTCCCTTCAAAAAATTGATATAATAATTACTTTGTGATTATATCAATAAAACAGTAGCATGGTGAAGATTTGTTCCAAAGATTATCCCGCCGAAAATGATGAGAAATATTCGAATTATTTTCAAAGGTTCCCTTACCCTCTTAGCCCTTTCCAAAAGCATGCACTTGAAGCTATCATTGATGGACATCATGTCCTGGTTACTGCACATACGGGGAGTGGTAAAACTCTTCCAGCAGAGTTTGCTATCCAGCATTTCATTGGTCTTGGGAAAAAGGTGATTTATACGAGTCCAATCAAGGCTCTTTCGAATCAAAAATATTATGAATTTACTAAAAAGTATCCAGATATTACGTTTGGATTATTGACCGGAGATATTAAGACCAATCCTGACGCGGACGTATTGATTATGACTACAGAGATTTTGATGAATTATTTGTTTGTATGCAAAAAGGTGGAACCATCGGTTCCCCCTTCCCCCTTCCTTTCTAATAATGAGCTAGGTTCAAAGGAGGGGGTAAGGGGGAACCATCGGTTCCCTCTGCAATTCAATATTGATATCCAGAATGATTTGGGATGCGTTGTGTTTGATGAGGTACATTATATTAATGATGCGGAACGTGGACAAGTATGGGAAAAAACGATCTTGATGTTGCCGCCTCAGATTCAAATGGTGCTATTGTCAGCTACTATTGACAATCCCGCAGGATTTGCAGAGTGGATTGAAAAAAGACATAGTAAAGAGGAGGGTTCAGAAGGGAACCTTAGGTTCCCTTCTATTGATAATCCAGCAGGTTTTGCAGAATGGTGCGAACGAGGATATACAGATAAACAGGTATATTTGGCATCTACGAATCATCGTGTCGTCCCTCTTTCACACTACGGATTTCTTACCACCACAGAAGCCATTTTCAAGTCAGTTCGTGATAAATCTGTCCAACAGATGATTCGCGATACTACAAATACGCTTATTCCGTTGCAAGACCATAAGGGTGGGTTTCAAGATTCAGGTTACAGAAATATTATTAAGATTCGTGAACTGCTCGATAATAACTATGTCGAAATGAAGAGGAAGCACGTTCTAAATCAACTTGCCCTATTTCTAAGAGACCGTGATATGCTTCCCGCTATTGCATTCGTGTTCTCACGTAAACACGTTGAACTATGTGCCAAAGATATAACTATTCCTTTATTAGAGGATGATAGTAAGGTTGGATATAATGTACGTAGAGAATGTGAGCAGATTGTTCGTAAGCTACCAAATTACCAAGAGTATTTGCAACTTCCTGAATATAATCAAGTGGTGAGTCTTTTGGAGAAAGGTATTGGTATTCACCATTCAGGTATGATTCCAATTTTACGTGAAATTGTCGAAATCATGATTTCAAAGAAATATATTAAGATACTCTTTGCCACAGAGTCTTTTGCAATTGGCTTAGATTGTCCTATTCGAACCGCCATATTTACGAGTCTTACAAAGTTTGATGGAAATGGTGAGCGTTATTTGATGGCACACGAATATACTCAAATGGCTGGACGTGCTGGGCGACGTGGTATCGATACAGTTGGGCATGTTGTACATTGTAATAATTTGTTTACGCCACCAACCTTGAATGATTATAAAACGATTTTGGGGGGTGTTCCGCAGAAATTGGTTTCCAAGTTCCATATTTCGTATGGATTGATCTTAAACTTGTTGAAAAATGGTCAGACAAGTGGATTTCATAAGTTCTCTGAAAAGAGCATGATTCAGAATGAAATTGCGAAATCTATTCAGGGAGATAAGAATTATATGGAAGAGTTATCGGACAAGCTGAATAAGAAGTGGCAAACCATCCAGATGAGTAAAACGCCAAAAAGTACTTGTGAGAAATTTATTGATTTGGAAACTAATTTGAAAACCGCTGTAAATAAGAAGCGTAAGGATATTGAAAGAGAGATGGATAAGATTAAAAATGAATATCGAACTCTTGTAGAAGACGTGCAAAAGGTGAGAGAATTAACGGTAATGGATACTGAATATAATAAACAGAAGGAGTCGATTGGCTTTATGGAAGAATTTATCAAAAGCCAAACAGATGCGGTATGTTTAATCATGGTGGAACACGGATTCCTGAATACTATGGGTGAGGAATATGAATTTACGAAGATGGGTACCATAGCTGCTAATATTGCCGAAATTCATCCCCTTCCAATTAGCCAAATCATGTGTGATAATGCATATTTTGCAGACTTTGAACCGAAGCAATTAGTTGGTTTATTCTCCTGTTTTACAGATGTAAAGATTCCTTCAGATCAACGTGCTAGTATTCCTTTGATCGACGACCGTCTGCTGAAACAGACAATAAAAGATTTTAAGGTGAGATATGATTCATATGAATCAAGAGAAAACGTATTGGATGTTCGTACAGGAATTCATTATGAAAATGCTATGATTTATGATATGATACAGTACTCTATGGATTGGTGTGATTGTACTACAGAGGAGGAATGTAAGTATTTTATTCAATCTGTGATTTCAGAAAAGGAGATATCGGTTGGCGATTTTACAAAGGCGATGATGAAAATCGTTACTGTGTCTAAGGAGTTGATGAATGTTTGTGAACTACTTGGTGCAATTGATTTGCTTTATAAATTGAACCAAATTGAGGGGATGGTATTGAAGTATGTATTGACTTCACAGAGTTTATATGTATAAAGGAAACCGTAGGTTTCCTTTAAAACATTCCCTTCTTCAATATTTATATTTATAAAAAAGGGAGGGTTGTAAAGGGAACAGTTGGTACCCTTTATAGAACAATAGTTCGGCTATAATAAGCCCAAAGACCTAAGCCTATTAAGCATTTTGCAATACAGTCCAAAATATTCATAGTAATATTCTTATATTGTTCTGGTAATAAATAAACCATACCATACGTACTCCAAACTGTTAAATATATCCAAAATAATATACTTCCGGATAAATTATATTTGGGTTGTACATATTTTTTATATATCAAATAGAACATAAAAGTAAAAGGAATAAACCCAACAAAACTTGCTGCAAACATCCCAATTACTTTTGTCTCGCCCAAATAGCCAATATACAGCATAATGTAATTCAAAAGAAATATTGCACTAATTAAATATAAATCAACTTTTTTACCTATTTGATGCCCCAACACAATACATAATGTTAGCAACATTATTGGTGTAGTAATGGACCAATCGATATAACGCGTTTTTGTAATATCAGACCAGTCGATAGGTTTACCTTCTTTACTATACCCATCAATTTGTGTAATAAAAATAGAATAAAAATAACCGGCAACAATAGAAATGCATGTTTCTAAATTAAGTACGTGACGTACTTCTGGAACTTTTGTTCTCATCGCTTCAATAAAAGTAATTGTTGCAGTTGTTAATAATAGAATATATGTAATCATAAAGGATGCTTTTACATAATATTGGACTGGTTGTAATTTATTTTCTACTTTTTCTTTTGTGGTTGTAGGGCTGATTGTATTTGCAGTTGCCGCAATATTTTCCGGAGGTCTTGGAATTAACGGAACTGTATTTGATAGAACTGGGGCAGGTATATCTTTCGTTTCTATGTTATAAGTAGACATTTATATATACTAGATAGAAATTTTTACACCAAATTCATATTCGACTTAAATTTTAAGTAATTTATGGAGCAACTTTCTACGAGTAATCCACCATTTACATAAATACCATAATTTTTTCGTTCATCTTTATTCTCAAGTGCAATATGCCAAATTTTATAAAGACCATCAGAATTCCATGGTTCAGCACGTTCATCTAAATACGCAAGAAGACGATATTTATTATCTGTAATATAAAGCTCTCCCAATCGTTTTTTCAAATGTTCGCGTTGAACATCTGTAATAGTATATTCAAGAATAGAATGGCACCCCGTGATATACAAATCTTCTTTAAGTTCTGGATAATTAGAGGGAGAACATTTATAAAGACGATCTTCTACGCGTTCATCATTTCCTGGATTTGCGAAATCACCATTACCTATAAGGTGTACTTTTTTATATCCGTCACGACTGGTTTTTACTAGTGTTTCTTTTGTAATAGTTTCAATCGGAATATATTTTTCTTCTCCTTCTACTTGACAAAGGACGGTGGTTCCTTCTAAAAAGCAAGGTGCTGCAGGATAGAGATGAAATGTATAGTATCCTAACCCTAACGTACTTAGATCAAACCCGTTACTGTACACTCCTGTAGGAATATTCCCACCATAAACATATGCTATACGCCATGTAGTATAATTACCTATGCCTGATCCAATAATATTTGCAGTATCGCCTATTATCCAACTGTTTTCTTGATATCCTAATATATTTCCATTTTGTACTTGATAGTCGTCATAATTATTGTAATAAAATATTGTTGTCATTCGACCAACCGATTCTGCTCTTTCATTCATAGGGCCTAATAACAAACGAGGTTCTAATCCAGTATTCTGTGTCTTATGTGAAATACCTTCATTAAAGACAAAACCTGTATTTGCAGTAATCGGATATGATTCGTTATCAATAATAAACTCACCTGGATTATCATTTATATATGCTAAATATGTATTTTGAAAATTTGCGGGTCCTACATCGATATGGGGTGACGTATCACCTTTAATCCAACGCATAGGTAAATGTGTTATGTTTGATAAATCTAACCCAAATTTTGTGACTAAAGAATTTCGGATGGTTTCTGTTAGAGGAATAGTAAAATTAACTACTCCCAATTTTTCTAACTTAGCCTTGGCTTCAATAACTTCTGGACTTTGATTTAAATAGTTAATATCTTCACTTGAAAAAATGTTGGAAAATGTGGTTGTCATTTTATATACTATATTCCGTTTTTATTTATTCGTTTATTTTGAAAAATTGATTCTATTGAATAGAATTCACGGATAATAAATGGGATGTATATATATCTAAAATGTTTCACGACAGTTCCGATTCAGATTCCGATGATTCGTCGGTTGTGATTACTAATCATGAATCTAATGGCGTTAATACTAGCGATAGTGAATCTAGTAATAATGAAACCGACCAGGAAATAGATACAGATTCTGATAGTGATTTAGAATTCGAAGAATTCATCATAGAACCAGATGATGATGAATACGACGAAATTTACCAAGAAGATTCCTATCACGTATATAGCGAAAAGGAAAACGACCATTATTATATTGGACTAGCAAAACGAATTAGTACGGAAACTCTTTTGATGGTAAATTCAGTTTCCGCAAGTACGTTCTTTATGTATTCGTTTCCTAGGATACGGGATTATTTGGCGAAATACAGTATAATTAATATAAAAAACGCAAAGGTTCACATTATGAAACTTTGTATTTTACCGGACGAAACCTATTCTGTGATTCTGAAAACACATTGGCTTAGGTTGGTACAGAGAACTTGGAAAAAGGTGTATAAGGATAGGAAGCGAGTATTGAAACAAAGACGTAAAATAAAAAATCTGTTTCTTAGAGAAATAAATGGGCGATATCCTTCTGGTATGAATTATGTTCCTAGTATTCATGGAATGATGAGTCAATACAAATAAAAGGAAAAAGGAAAGGGTAAGGGAAAACCAAGGTTTTCCCTAGTGGAAGGTCATCAAATATAAGAATTGGTTTACGTCGACTAAGATATCGTCACGAATACTTAATAAATCCGAATCCTTTTTCTCATTAAAATGTTTATTCATATCTGTTAAGAAATCACGATATTTGTACATCTTTTCTTTAAAATCAGTTGTATTTGTGTATTCTAGTAAATTTAATTTCTTTTCTATCATTTTAATACGTGATTCATCTTTGCCTAGCCAGACCTCTACAAATTTATCAATATTCTCATTTAGATGCTGATATAATTCATCGGTAGCTTTATGTTGAGCATAAGATTTTGTTTTCCAGTGATATAATTTTACTGTGGTTAACATCTCGAAAAATATCTTTACTACATGTGATTTGCTTTCATTTTTTGTGTTTTTTTCGCTACGGTTATGTCTCGTTTTTCTCGTTCTAGTTCTTAATTTTTTACTTTTTATAGTTGCTGACTTTGATTTTCCCATTTCGAATATATAATATAGAAATAAAATAAAGATATTTTTATAAAATATAATAATGAAATTTTGTTTATTATTACCCCTTTTTTTATGGTTTTTAAATACAGATGCATTCGGAATTATTTTACCAAATATGGTGCGTAAGGCATTAACTATGTCTCAGGAATCTATTGAAACGCCCAAATTAATTGATTATCCTAAACTAGATTATCATGAATTGACAGAGCAACACAAGTATGATTTGCAATGGTACGTTGTAGGTACAGATTCTGAATTTGTAATAAATAAACCACAAAAAGTTACTGTGTGGAATAAAAATTACGTAGTTTGGAAAACAATAAATGGTTCGTATGTAGCTTTGGATGATGTTTGTTCGCATAAAAGTGCGTCTCTTTCCGGTGGCAAAGTTTGTAACAATAATATCGTGTGTCCTTATCACGGATATGAGTTTAACGAAAATGGAACACTTGCAAAAGTACCTGGTATTTGTTTTCGTCCATCCGCGATTTATGATGTTTCCAAATACCAAATTGTTGAGAAAAACGGGTGGATTTATTTGAATACCTATTCGGATTTAGTAAAAAATAATACGGATATTGTTATGGATGAGAATATATTTGTGGAAGAAGAAGTAGCTCGTAATGACTCTGTGGTGTTTTTAAAGATGAAATTTAATTGCTATTCACGTATTCTTAGTGAAAATTCTTTGGATGTAATGCATATCGGATTTGTTCATACATTCGGGAACTCGAAAAATCCTGCACCTATTGAAATTCATGCACCGCGTCTTGTTGGTCCGCATCATTATAAAACATCTTATGCTTATGAAGCTGGAGAGCGGTCTTTAGCTCGCAAATATTATGGTATGAAAAATATTACAATCGAAAACGAATTTATTTTACCTCATACTACAGTAGCTCGTGTTATTTTTGGCGAATTTGTTAGTACAGTTATTACGTTTGCTTTGCCGGTCAGCGACGATAAGAGTATTCTTTTTGTGAAGACCTACCGTAACTTTATGCAGAATCCAATTGGTGATAAAATATCGGAAGATTTGATGTGGAATACTATGTTGCAGGATAAGATTATTGTTGAAAATATAGATAAACGTTTTATAGACGGGAAATTTAATATGCGTTTTGATAAGTTACAGAATACCTACAAGTCCTTTTACAAACGTTTTGTTCACAAATTCGATAGTAGTGATAATTAATTTATTTAGTAAAAATATAGTTATATTGTATAATGTCGAGTTCAACAAAAGTGAATACGTTTGTCTACATTATGTTGTTTTACATCTTACTAGCTCACGTTATTTTTCCCTTCGCGTTTTATTATTTATTTAATAAATCCTTGAAAAGTGCAGGAAATGGATTTGTAGTTGGTAGTATAGTTTCTATTATTTTATGGTATTCTTACGGATCTCATATGGTATAAAAAAATTGAATTCATTTTTACTATATTTTGTATAGTAAAAATCTTTAAAACCTATAACATGGATCAACTTATCTTTACAAGGTATCTATATCCAAAGATAGATGTAAAGGAATCTTTATTGATCGCCCTTCTAGAAAAGAATTCTAAAGAAGCACTATTTTGGGCATACGAACTTTATTATAGTGGTTACGAAGATAATTATGAATATATTCATAATATTTATCAAAGTTTTTATAAAACAGAGAATCCTGATCTAGAAACAAAGTTATTTTCGAATTTAAATAACGATGACGAATTGAAACTAGGTTCAATTGTAATGACATTATGTTCGCGTAATTATCAAATATGCGAATTCCTACGTGTGTATAAGTTGAAAACAATTGGTCCTATGAAACACCCACCCTCTAAATTTAAATTTATAATTGCATTTAGCGAGTCTGATTTGCAAGAATATAAAACCAAGCTCCCTGAAAATGGCAAAACCAACAACTATTTGAGTCAAGTTTGTAAGTATCCGATTCGAAGAGAATGCAACCAAATATTTGAAACAACGCACGTGGATTTTGCAAAACAATTTAGTTTAAATTGGCTTTATTACGCGTCTTATTCTCCAATATGGAAGACACGTATAGAAGAACACGGAGGTGTTGTAAATCATGAAACTATGGATTTTGACTTTGATGAAGAGGACGGATCTTTCGATGAATTTTATGATATATGGGGTATAAGCCCCGACGAACAATCACGAGACCTAAAGATAAAGTGCATAGGTAACTATAAGGTAGAACAGTTATCTATGGAAGATTTTTGTGAGAAATATGGCGGCATTTCAAAGAAACTAGAAAATACGATTGTGCTATCTGAATAATCTATGCTAGATTATATGTAATATAGGTTGTTAATGCGAATAAGGATCCACCCCACAAAGTATCTAAAACAGCTAATTCAGGAGTCCATTTTTTTAATGTAGCGTAATTTGTACTTTCATACACACCATAGATGACTACGCCTAAGAAAAATGCTTCTAAAACAGAACGATTACGTTGGATAATAAAGTAATTTATTCCAGCCACTAGTAATGCGTAGCATACGATAGCTCCTAAAGGTTTAAGTTGCATGACGACACGTTGAATATTTGTGATTTGGTCAGCGAACATGTTTTTCGTTAAATAAATGTAAATTCCATCAAGAATCAATAGAACAACTGTGGATATTAAAATTTCACGCGTCGATTTCAACATATATATTATAAACGCAAAAAAATATATGTCAAACAATACAAAAACAATCTAATACAATTTACATGCCCAATTCAAAAATTACCGAAATATTAGAACGATTTATGGAGGATCCTAAAACTACCAAATTGAGAAATGTGAATAACCTTCTTCATGTTGCGGTTATTGTTTCGCGTGGTAAAGTTATTGCGGAAGCAACAAATCGTATAGGATATCGAAGTATCCACAATAAAACCTATAACAATACCTATATAAGAGAGCCGAGAAATATACACGCTGAAGAGAACGTTGTTCGTGTTCTAGGAGATAAAAGTAAATTGAGGGGTGCAGATATGTACGTCATGAGGTTTGGACGCGGAGATAGAGAAGACCAATTTATTAATTCGAAACCCTGTGCAAAATGCGAGTGTTTTTTAAATAAATGTATTGACAAATATGGGTTGCGGAATGTTTATTATACCTCAGAATAAAGGGACATGGGGTTCCCTTTTGAACCCTCCTTTTTAAATAATTTTACAACAAATATTTAATAGAAATCAAAGAAAAGAAATCGGGAACGTTTTTGAAATTGGACATTTATTTTTGTCTAATTTTACTTTTTCGCCAGAGAAATTTATTAAAATAGTCATTTTACTCGATGATGCAGTAAAACCTGTTTTTTATTAAACAAATTGACTGCATAATTTTTTAGATAGTTTTACATAATATATTTAATGGGGACAAATAAATTATAAGATTATGTATAAGATTTTATTTAGGGATTTTTGTCCGGAAATAAGATAAAGATAAGATATTTTATAAGATTATATTATATATGCCGAAAGTGAATGTTGATTATTCGAATACAATTATTTATAAATTAGTTTGTAAGGATAAAAACATTAAAGATGTTTATGTTGGTCATACAACTAATTTTATACAACGTAAATATGCACATAAAATTAATTGTGCAACTGAAAAAAACAAATTAAAGGTTTACGAGTTTATCCGCAATAATGGTGGATGGGAAAATTGGGAAATGGTAGAGATATGTACAATAAACTGCGAAAATAAAATGGATGCACTAAGGTGGGAGCATGAATATTATTTTTTATTAAATGCAACATTAAATATAGTTCAACCTTTTTCTTATAAAAACAATCAAAATATAATAAATTCTAGAGATGCAACAATTTCATCCCCTGGGACAAATACTAATAATGAAAAAGTTTTGTTAGAAAACAAAAAATTTTTAGAGAAAACTGTTTTGAAAAATGAAATTATTAAAAATACATTAATAGAAAATAATACAACTGTGGAAACCTTAGAGAAAATAATCCAAAATTCAATACAAAAGGTTAATGATGATGAAAAAAAAACAAAATTTAAATGCGAGTTATGCAAATATTATACAGATAATTTAAAGGATTTTAAAAAACACGAAGCGACGACAAAGCATATTAACATGTTAAACAATCCAATAATTCCTATTGATAATGTAAGTATTGTTAAACCAGAAATAATGTGCAAAAATTGTAATAAAAATTTTAAATGCAGAGTTACATTATGGAGGCATAATAAAAAATGCACAAGTGTAGTAGAAAAGAAATCAGGAAATATAAGTGAAAATTTAATTATGGAACTAATAAAGGAAAATAAAGAATTAAAAGATGTGCTAAAGGAGCAGTCTAGAGAATTAAAAGACGCAATTAAAGAGCAATCTAAGGCATTAATAGAAATGTCATCAAAATCCAACACCACTTTAATACAAAACAACAACAACACCACGAATAACACCACGAATCATAATCATTTCAACCTCAATGTTTTTTTAAATGAACAATGTAAAGATGCCATCAGTATAACAGATTTTGTAGACTCATTAAATCTAAACGTAGCCGATCTGGAAGCTACGGGGAAACTCGGATACGTACTAGGTATTTCCCGAATATTCATAAATAAACTCAAGGAATTAGATGTATATGAACGCCCCCTACATTGCACAGATTATAAACGCGAAACCGTATACATAAAAAATCAAGATTCTTGGGAGAAGGATAACCCGGAGAAAACAAAATTAAAACATATAGTTAACCGTATTGCCCGTAAAAACTTAGAGCAATTACCTGCATGGCAAGCAGAGAACCCAGATTATGTAACTCTAGATACACCGGAAAATAATGAATTCATGAAGATATCGATGAGTTCATTAGGAGGTTATTCAATAGAAGAAGAGAATAAACAATTAGATAAGATAATGCGAAATGTATTGAAAGAGGTAGTCGTGGATAAAAATGCTTTAACAGAGGCTTAGCTAATAATATCTTGAAGTTGTTTTATTTGTCCTTCTTTGTTTGTTATTTTCGGGTCTTCTTTTTTTTCTACGAGTTCCGATTTCTTTTCCGTAATTTCTAACGTTTTTGTGATACGTTTTTTGATATTATTTTGTTGCAAATAGTATTTTGCAATTTCAGGTGAATTTGCAACGCAATTCATAATAGAACTATAGGTAAACATACTGAACATAGAATCTGATTCGCCGCTGTATTTAATACTATACCACCAATATGGAGGAATAAAAAGCATATGACCTTCGACAACTTCAAATTCTAAGAATTTTACCTTATCCATTTCATGAATATATTTTTTTTGTGGCGACCAAACATTAATTGGCGAACGAAATTCATAGTTATCGAAATCTTTATTTTGATACAAATACTTTGAACTCTTCCATGGTGTCATTTTTAAAGTGATTTTACCAGAATTTACGCATATATATTGACGATTATATGTATGGTAACGTAATGGAGTAACTGTGTTTTTTGAACCAGTACAAATATCGTATTTCGAAAATGCAGTAAAAATAGGTTTAATATTTGAATCATTATTTTGAAAAAGTTTGAAAAGACTGGATTCTTCTAAGAAATCCTCGTTGTTTTCAGTAAAGTATTTCGATTTTGGATCGGTTTTCATAAGATTTGTTCCGGGTTGAAATTGTAATACCACATAATCGATTGAATCATCTGAGCTCCAATAATCATCAATATTTTTTATTTTAATATCAAAATTAGAATATCTATCATCAGATAAATTATCATACGTTACTTTTTCGAAAAATTCGGGTTCGATATTTCTATACTCAAAGAGAACAGGCTGTTTTATATCACAAACTTCTTGAAGATGATCGTTGGAAGAATAATCCATTTCATAAATCTCTAAATCTTCACTACGTTTGAATTGTTGAACAATATGAACATATAAAAAGAGAATAATTAAAAAAAGTAAGATATTCACGTAAAATGCCATTTTTTTGTATATTATAGGACGGGTCTTTTTAGATGTTTTATAAACGAGTTTTTTAATTAATCATCGTTAATTTTTGGTGCCAAATAAAACGTCATCTTTGCGTTCTCCAAAGAATTATCCAAAGAATAAATGATTTTCATCGGAAAATTCTTTACTAATCGAATCTCCATATTCTTTGCAACCTTATGATAAGCACAAATATTACTCAACATCATCAAACTAAAGGACAACTTCATTTCTTCACCTTCATTAATTGCATAAGCATCCAAATCGCCAATATCAATATTCACGCTCATTTTACCAAGTCCCTCACTCAACGATTTCATCTCAATCTTTTCTTCCGAACATTCAATATCTACAGTTTCGCCAAACATCTTAAGTTGTCCTACTAGACTAGCAAATGTAGCTGACGGAATCGAAAATTCCGCATCACATTCCATCTCTGGAATTTCCATCAAGTCGTATTCTAAATCCATAAGAGGCATCTCAAAATGCTTATCAAATACAGCTTTGTTATCAGAAGTAAAACTAATAGAAAGTTTATCGTTATTTTCCGGGTCAAACCCAAGAGTAATATGCTGAATTTTTTCACGTGTATTCAAAATCTTAAAAAGCAGAGTAGAATTCACACCAAGAGCAATTGCAGTATCGTTCGTATGTTCGTACTTATCAAACCAAGTATTTGGTAGATTATATTCAAAGACAGAAACACGTGCGGAATCCATAGATTGCAAATACATTCGGTCTTTTTCAAACATAATGTTTATATGCTCTGTAAAAGCCTTCATGTTTTGAAACATAGCGGAAAAGGTATCTGCTTTTATAGTATTGCTTAAAACGACGTTCATTATAATAAATAGTGTTTATTATTCATTATAATTTGTTTATCAAAATCAATTTTTTAGGCCATAAAATAATTCAGACAGGGGTTTTTGACTATTCGCTTTATCATAAAATACTATTTTCTTTTTCACTATCGGATCGATAAGTGGCATTAATATTTTAGATATGTTTTGAAATGTAATTGGAGTATTGTAAATATACATTGTTGTTATTAAAACAGAATATTCACACTCAGTATTCGGTGTCATACAATTATCTAAAAACAAATTAATAATATCTTTATATCTTTGTGCTGCAGTAATAGTAAAAGAATCAAGATTTACATGACATTCGTATGTGCCATAATTTTGTATACAAATTTTAAAAAGAGACAGTATATGATTTATAATTTGATGATAATTATCAGGCGTAGCATATGTTTTAAATATAGTATAATCTAAAAACACAGACTTAGTATTTGGCATTATAAAAATAGTTCTTTTTATTAATTCATCAATTCCTATGCTGTTTGTAATAGAAGTAGCACAGTCAAATTTTTGAGTAGATTTAAATAATGTTTTTTTCTTATGTTCTGAATAAAATTGGTTTGTTAAATTATTAATTTTTTCATTAAAATCATTACTTGTGTTCATAATATAGAATTACTAATTTATAATTCTATATTTTTTAATTAAAACAAATTTATTCAGAAGTATTAAATTCTTCTTTTACTAAAGCTTGTAAATCGAGTTTTTCGCTCGTAACTTGTTCTTGTTGTATAAGATCAAATAATTGAGGCTCGTTCTCGTTATTTGATGAGGAACCTAAATCAGATAATATGTGTATTCTTTCTTCTAAAAGCGTCTTGTTCACATCCATAGTATAGGATTGTAATTTAAGAACAATATCTTTTAATGACGTAATTTCTTCAGCAATCATATCAAATCTTGTATTAAACTCGTTTAATATATCGTTGATTGAATTATCAGATTCAGGAATAGTCTGCAATTCATTTTCCTGTTGATAAACAATATTTTCATGTACCTTTTGATTGGAATTTTCTTTCGACTCTTTCATAAAGGTCTCAAGATTTACTAATCTTCTATCGATTACACCAATTACTTGTTGGAGAGTAAAACCTGAATTTTGACTGGATTGTTCTTTTTGATTTTGTGGTTGAGGAGCGGACATATTAGTTGGTGGAGGATTTCCACCATATGCCCGACGATTTTTAGCAGAGGCGTTTGATTTACTCATGATTGAATATATTATTATTAGTGATATCTCTAAATAATTATAAACGTAAAAATAAATCAATAAAAATCAAATATAGAAATAATTTACTAAATTATAGAAATGAGAGTAAATCTTATAAGTTATTCGAAATCGGAATCTGGAGAAGAAAGCTTACAAGATTTGGTTGCATATTGTGCTAGGGTATCAAATCCTACAAATCAACACAATACAGAAACAAATGAAAAGTTAATAACGTATTTAACAAAACATCACCATTGGTCCCCTTTAGAAATGGTAAGTATTTGCTTAGAAATAGAAACAACAAGAGATATAGCAAGACAAATATTAAGACATCGTTCTTTTTCATTCCAAGAGTTTTCTCAACGCTATGCAATTGCAAATTTAGGAATGGAATACAAAGATGCACGTATTCAAGATAGTAAAAATAGGCAAAATAGTATTGAAACAGAAGATCAACGTTTGCAAGATGAGTGGGAAGATGTACAGGATAGAGTGGCTGAAATAACAGAATTTGCTTATAAGTGGGCAATTAATAATGGTATAGCGAAGGAGCAGGCCAGAGCAGTATTGCCAGAAGGTATGACAGTTTCGAGATTATATATGAACGGAACGTTGCGGTCTTGGGTTCATTATATTCAATTAAGGTCTGGAAATGGCACGCAAAAGGAACATCGTGAAGTGGCAATAGCATGCGCAAAAGCAATTGAAAAGATTTTTCCCATGATTAAAGATTTTATTACACTTTAGACGATAAAAATTTCTACGTGTTCTTTATACAATAAATGGAAATATTGCATGAAGTAAAAGATTTAAATAAGAAAACATTTTTATCCCATGTATTTTCTACAACAGAAGAAGGAAAAGCAGAAATATTAAATGTAGTTCAATATTCGCTTATGGGAGTCGTTCCCGTTGTCATATTAAATAAATTAATACAACGATTTATTCCAGAGGCCGACCCAGATAAATCCTCGTTGGAACTTTTAGCAGAAATTTTCATACAATTGGTAGTTATGTTTTGTGGAATTATTGTAATTCATAGAATTATAACCTACTTCCCAACATATAGTGGGTTTAAATATGAGAATTTATTATTGACAAATGTAATATTAGCGTTTTTGATAATTGTATTAAGTATCCAAACCAAATTAGGAATAAAAGTCAATATTTTAGTAGACCGTGTATATGAATTGTGGAATGGAACCGATGCGAAGGAGAAAAAGGATTCCATTAAAAATGGAGTACGTATAAGTCAACCTATTTCAAAACATTCCCCTAGCCAAGCGGATTATCTAGATAATGCAGGTGTCCAATCAACTATTTTCCCACCAGCTCCTGTAGCAACAACTCGTCAAACTGGTATGGCGGATGTCTATGATCATATGATGCCTAGCAGAGGAGGTAATGATTTCGGATTATTAAGCGGTCCTATGGCTGCAAATAGTGTGTTAGGTGGATCATTTGGTTCATCTTTTTAGTTATGTATTAATATTATTTGTTGAAATAATATTAAGTGTTGTAGGTGTTAGTTTTTTAATATGTCGATTGAGTTCATGAGATCCATTTTTTTCATGGATTTTTCGAACGCGTTCTCACGTTCTAGATTTGCAAATAAATAATCTGTATTAGGACTTTCTTCTTGTTTTTTGATTTGTTTATACACTTCATTAATTTTATCTGTAACGTTTTGTATAATAGGTTTGTTTGTCATCAAATCAATATTTGTTGGAACTGGTTCTGTTAAAAGAGCTACAGCAAAATAGAGCAAATATCTACGCTTCTTACAAGATGCTGTCGTATACTTAATACAAAAAATATCGTATATTGAATTCATGAGCTTATCGATATATTTATTATTTATTTTTTCTGAATAATGGAAAAGAGAGTCCCAAAGTATCCAAATAATATCTCTTTGAAACTTCTTTTCAACAGGTGTTTTGCTTCGTTTTTCACATAAACATGGCTGTTTGCGTTTTTTACAAATTGCGTCAAAGTCAATTAACCATTCAATCCAATAACATGCTGAAATAGTTGTGTGCGAATCAGCAGATATTTGATAAGAAAATTCGTTAATCGCAATAAAAAGTTCTCTAGGGTCTTCTTTTTTAAATATCTCTTCTGCGTAATTCATAGAAGGCGCCTTCAACCTTTCCGTCATTTGTGTCATATCGAATTCCTCTTCCCGGTTTATTTTAATTGGTTCAAAACTATGTTTTCTATTTGAAAGCGTAAGAGTGCTAATGATTTCAGCGAACATTTTTCGTATCGTAGGGTGATTGCGTAATTGAAGTTCATTTAAATATTGACCTTGTGCCATAATATTTCTGAAAATTTCGTATCGCATTTGCAAGTAAATAACGATTTTTGGGTTTCCTAAATGAATATGTTTCCCAGTATAATGTAGAATAATTTCCCATAGTTCCATGTAATGACCAGCACATATTAGTTCAGCAGACCAATTTGCAGCTGGTTCTAATTTCCCATTTTTCATGCTTTCTATTAGTTGTTTACGAACATCTGTCTTTTTATATTTAGAAAAAGTGATGCCTTTAAATTGTGGACCAGTTCTTATGTCATTTATTTCGCTACTATCGTTTACTTTTGGTAAATTATCATCCATAATATATTTATAATAATAAAAATATAAATATATTTATACCAATTAATAGATAATGTATCGAATTCGAATATTTTCTAATTTTTGCCCTTCCGAAAACTGTAAAAGTGTTTACGAGAGGCTTTGCGAGTCATCATATATAGAAAACTATGGACCGAATAAAGAAATTTATTTAACAAACGACAACGATTATACACACGTTATTATTTTAAATACTGCGATGCCTGACATAGCACATATACCAAAGCAAAATGTAATAGGATTTGCGTTTGAACCTATACAATTTTTAGGATTAACCGAGGATTTTATTGTATATGCTCAGCGTTACATTGGAAAATATTATATTGGTGATAAGATGAATTTACCAGAGCCATTTATTGAGCGTTTTTCACATATGTGGCATAATCCTCCATTAAGATATGTTCCTACAAAAAATAAGTTGATTTCGATGATGGTAAGTGAGAAAAATAAGCAACCTGGACACGAATATAGACATAAATTGATTTCTAAAATATTGGAAACCGAATTGCCGATAGATATTTATGGTAGAGGATGTATGTATTATGATTATTTGGGAGACAATAGAGTGAAGGGTAAATTTACTGAATTGGAGCCCTATGAAAATTACGAGTTTCATATTTGTATTGAGAACTTTCAAACAAATCATTATTTTTCTGAGAAAATAACAAATAGTCTTTTATGTGGAACAACGCCGTTATATATAGGTTGTAATAATATTGAGGAATATTTTCCAGAGAATGTTATTGTGTTATCTGGAGACGTTACAAGAGATATGGAGTTATTAAAAAATATTGCAAAGAATCCAGATACTTATAAAAAACAAATTCATGTTGAAACTATAAAACAAACTGTTTCTTTATTGAGAAATATTGAATGTTTGTTTTAATTTTACGGCTTTTCTTTGACTTATTCTTCTTTGACTTATTCTTGTTGGTTTTTCTTTGTTTAGATTTCCCGCCTCTTTTATTTTCACCTTTATTTTTTAATGCATCAATAGATTCAGCGCATTTTGAGTGCTTAACATCTATATTAAGTTCTCCATTTAATTCGTTATTTGGAATTATAATATTTTGCGTTTGGGTTCCAAATCCTTTTGGTTTCACTACCTTTATTTCCCTTGGCTTAAAAAGTGGAGAATCTGTTTTACAATACAGAGGCTTCATATGAGAATTATCGGATTCTAATACGTCACATGGAATCATCGTATTTGATTTTTTAACACAATTTGCATAACCTACTCTATCTTCTGAATCATACATATCTACACCTGGTTGATATTCTCCTCTAGAATTACAACAGTATTTTTCTATTTGTTCACTAGTTCCAAATAATCCGCCATGTTTTTTAGAGATTTTTCTTTTCATTTATATAATTATGCTATAAAATATTATTCTTGTCATTAGTGATTACTAAATTAAATGATATAAAATTTTATATTGATAATAAAAAATATGAAAATAGCAGCTTTTAATGGATTTTTATTTCATGACGAAATGTTTGGCTATATCATTTATTTTTGTAAGAAATATAATCATGAATTAACTTTGTTTTGTCACACAGAAGTTTATAATCATTATGTAGAATTTTACAAGAAACTTTTTAAGGGTTATTATTTTAACGTAATTGATATGAGATTATTTGATCAATTTAAATATGGGTTTGATTGTATATTTTTAATGACAGATATTGATCAGAATTTTAAGGATAATAATGAATACATAAATAGTATAACTATAAGAATAGATCATTATGATATAATACGCCGTGAAAATATCAGTAAATTTATCGCCACTCGACCTTTTGAAAACAACTATAGAAAATGGGCATTACCGTGTTATCCAATTTATTATTCAGCTGATAAATATTATAATTTAAAGAAAAACAAAGTTATAAATTTAATGATATTGGGAATTTGTAAAGATAAATATGACTTCTCTATAATACATAGATTAAAACCAGAAAATGATTCAAAAATGATAATTACTGTTGTTTCAAGAGAATTAACAGCAGATAAGTTTGTGGGGTATAATAATAGATGGGATATTCATTTATATGAACACATTTCAGCTATGGATCTTATGGAGTTGTTTAAAACAACAAATTTTATATTAACTGACTCTGTAAATGATGCATATTATGAAAAAAATTGTATGAGCGGTTCTATTCCTGCTGCATTTTCTACGTTGACAACATTAATAATTTCAAAACAAACAAACAAATATTACAATTTAAAAAATGTAATAGAGTTTGATAAGGAATCCACCGATCCCATTTTATTAAAAGAAGCAAATTTATATGAATTGGAAAAAGAGAGAGAAGAACTAATTTCTACGTTTTCAACTATTGCGTTGGATTATCTAAAATCATTTTGAATATACACTTATTTTATTTGTGAAAAAAATAAAATAAGCAAATATTATGTGTTGGTGTTGCAAAAATAAAAAAATAAAACCGGCTTTTTGTAGAATATGTTTATTTCCAAAACAATTGAGTTGTCTACACTTATGTTATGAATGCAATACGGTATTAAAAAAATATTATAATTATGAAGATTGTCCATATTGTTTGGACGTAATGGAACCTAGAGACGTAAACCCAATTATTCAGTAATCAATCGAGGAACAACATTAATCGTCTGAAGTTCTTGCGACATCAGCTTGTAGGCATAAGGTATTTCAACCTTAGCAAAATCTGTTTTATTATCGCACGTCTTACACAGATGAATTGTGAAATCATTATTTGCATACATACGATTTTTATTTCCATCATTAAAGGATGCAACCATACCACACTTTCTGCAAACATGAACAGAGTATTTATCAGAAACATCATACAAACGTTCACGACAGAACCTCGACATACCGTGAGCAATCATAACATCACGTTCCATCTCGCCAATACGGAAACCGCCATCCCTACTTCTACCTTCGGCAGGTTGACGTGTAAGATTCACCATAGGTCCAATAGATCGACTATGCTGCTTATCATTAACCATGTGCTTTAGTCTCTGATAAAACACCGGTCCGATATAAATGTTTGTTTCAAGTTGTTCACCAGTAAGACCATTATACATGAGCTCATTTCCATAACTCTCGTAACCCAACTTTTGAAGTTCTTTGGTAATTGTCTTCACATCGAGATTTCCAAAACTAGTACCGTCTCCGAACATACCGAGTTCCAATAACACCTTACCAAGAATCGTCTCCTTAAGTTGTCCGATTGTCATACGTGAAGGAATCGCATGAGGATTGATAATAATGTCGGGTCGAAGTCCGTTCTTAGTAAACGGCATATCGCATTCAGGAATGATGTTTCCACATGTACCCTTTTGCCCGTGTCTACTAGAAAACTTATCACCGAATACAGGTTTGCGTGGGATACGAACGCGAACCTTGGCAAAATTATACCCATCACCGTTTCTACCGGTATAGTTCTTATCAATATATGTTTCTTCCGTGGTTCGGAATGTCTTGCTTTGGTCTTCATACTTAATTGTCTTTGTTGGATCATTACGATTTTCCTTAATAGGAATAGTTTTTGCAATAATAACGTCTCGATTTTCCACAAGTGAATTCTCTGGAATAAAACCTTCAGGATTAAGTTTGTCGTAGTTTCCAAACTTAATACCCTTTGTCTTTTGTGGATCAGGCTTACATCGAATAATCTCATCGCGGATAATGTTCTTATCTTCGTCCTTTTCTGTATGATAAATAGTGGCCAAGAATAGACCACGGTCGATTGACCCCTTATTCACAAGAACACTATCTTCCTGGTTATAACCGGTGTGTGTCATAATTGCAACATGGATTTGTGTTCCAGACGGAATCTTATTCAATTTAATGAAATTCATTAGACGTGTATCCACGAGAGGACGGCTCGGGTAATTCAATACATAAGCAGTCTTATCCATACGTTGGTCGTAATTCGTTGCATATACACCCATAGCTTGTTTTCCCATCGCACATTGATAAGTATTTCTAGGAGCCTGATTATGTTCGGGATATGGAATACATGATGCCAGGACTCCAAAAATTGTACTGGGGTGAATTTCACAATGTGTAAATTGAATTTTCTTATTTTTATCTTGCAAATAAGTATCCTTACATCTCATAGCAATCATAGCTAAGTTTTGTTCGTCAGGGTCGATATATTCAATAACAGATTCATCCAATTTGCAATTTGTCAATAAATCATTCCATGAAATCTCCTTATTAACTAGTTTATCAATAACAGTCTTATCAATAATCGCTTTATTATCCTTAACCCTTAAAACTGGACGAGTGAGTCGACCACCATCATTGCAAATACGAATTTCCAAAAGTTTAAAATCAAATGTAATGGATGTATAAATATTAATAATACCCTTGTATTTCTTTTCTTTCATTTCGGTATACAACTCCATAGGATTCTCTGCTATCCCCAACCAACAGCCATTAACAAATACCTTTACCTTTTTATTGAGCTGTTTCGGAGTTGCATCATTTACGGGTATAATATATGGCTTTACGTATTCATAAAGAGAAGAACTGTTTGTAGGAATAGTGATATGGCCAAGATAGCTAATGTTTTTTACAACACCAATCGACTGACCCTCTGGAGTCTCTGCTGGACAAAGGAATCCCCATGTAGTATTATGCAATTTACGAGGAGCGATCAACTCACCACTTTTCTCTAGAGGCGTATTGATACGTCGAAGATGACTTAAACTTGCAACATAGGTCAATCTGTTCAATACTTGAGCAACACCAACCTTGCTGCTGTTTGATTGTTTAATACTAAAATCTCCGGTTGAAAGTGCCCGGTTAATTCCGTTTTCAATAGTAGTTGATTTCATAATTTTGTAGATATTTGTCATGTTTACAATATGTTCATAGTCTTCTGTAGAACGCCATGATCCATTATTAATCTCACGTACGATCTGTTTTTGCATTTCCTTTACAAGCTTATTAAAGTAATTTCTGAACAAGTTATTAAGAAGGGTTCCGGTAAGCTCAATTCGTTTATTAATATATGAATCACGGTCATCTGGAGGAAGCCATCCCAAACTAGTTTGGAGCAACTTCTTAGCCATATATCCGAGTAAATAGAGCTTCTGTTGAACAGTTTGACAATGAGGAAATAAATCGTTGCTCAGAACTTCCAACGTAAATTCGCGTTTCTTACGAGCTCCAGTTTCCTTATCCAAATTAATGGGAGTATAAGCAACTGAAGCAGTAATGTGACGAATTGCGTCTTCATACGTCATGTACTTATTTGCATCAATAATAGATGCTTGCAAACAAAGGAGCAAATCTGCCTGTTTTTCATCTTCAATATCTAAAATAATGTATTCTGTTATTTGTTTATCACTCATTACACCAAGTGCTCTGAAAAGAACATATAATTCGATTGGCTGTTTAACTCTAGGAATTGTCACAAAAATACCATTTCCGAATCCGTTGTTCTTACTTGCAATCATCATCTCAATTTGTTTTGGCGAAATGCACTTAAAATCTGGAACGGATTTAATTTCGGCAAACCAATTCCACTTTGTAGTATTCTTTCCGTCAAAACAATAAACTCGATTTTCTGCGGCGCGTTCTTGTCCTAAAACAGTTTTCTCGGAGCCTTTAATTATAAAGTATCCACCGGAATCCATCGAACATTCTCCAGTAAATTGATTACTAATATGCTTATTTTGTGTCAAAACGCAAACAGACGATTTCAACATAATCGGCAACTTTCCAATATTTATTTTGGGAAGCGTCTTCTCGATGATCTTTGGATTTTCCATATTTTCAGTATTGCGAACAACGTATTGGATATTAATATCTACAGTCATAGTCGATGCGTAGGTAAAGTTACGAAGTTTTGCCTCTTGAGGGAGCATCATTTTTGTGGCGCCGTTGTTTTCATGAATTTGAGGAGGGTATAGTTTAAAATTTGTAAACGAAATAAGAACTTCTAAGAAATACTTATTTTTATCAGGAACGTAATCATTTTCAGATCGAATAATAACAGGATTAAACATTTGAATTGTACGTTGAATTTGATAGTTTACAAAATGGTTATACGATTCGATCTGATGGCGAACAAGACGTTCCAGATGTTGGCCGTCAAAATAAGATTCAATAATATGGTAAGGCTCTTCTGTGAAATCACCCATATGTTCCAATAATGCCTTTTCCTCTTTGGTAATTTGAGAATGAATTTCATCTACCTTTTTTTGAATTAATTCTTCTTCATGAATAAAATCCTTAAGAGCGGATGTAGTTTCAGGCGCATGCTTAAATAAAATGGGTGTATCCCTTATAACTAACTTCTTTTTACCTTTATTCTTTGTAAGTGTTTTATCATCTATGTTGTTGTCAGAAGGTTTTGATATTACGTAATCACCAGTTAAATTGCCATTATTTGCCCTCATTTCATAATTCATCATTGTCAATTACAGTTCGTATAATTGACAGATTAATATATTATTAAGATCAATTTTTTAACTTGTTTAGATTTATTATTTTACATTAAATAGTTAATTAAAACATAGATAAATATAGTATTTATAGTATAGTAAGACATGGCGAAAAAGTTTATCGAATTTTTAGATTCGTATGAAAAGAAAAAACAGTATAATTCTTTAGATTATTCTATTTTATCTTCGATTATACATGAAAATTTTTTTACAAATAAACTAGACGATAAAAAAATGATAGGGGGATTGTATAGAAATTATAATAACGATTTATCTATTAATACAAACAATATTTGGGCAAACACTTCACCTACTATATTAAACAATTCATATTCTGTTTGGCAAACACAACACGACGCACATATAGATATTTTATTGGACGATATATTAAAAAAAGAAATACCGATTAAACCTATTCGTAGTGAAGTTATTGATGTAAATATATCAACTTTATCCGATATTATAAACATTATAGAGAAAAATGAATATAGGGTGGATACCGAATACAACATAGATTTAAAGTCATTACATAATATTAAAATGGATTTAATTGAATTAAATAATATGATAGGGATGGAAAATATGAAACAGTCTATTGTAGATCAACTATTATATTTTACACAAAGTTTACATATCGGCAAAGAGAGTGGAGATTTTAAACATACGGCAATTTACGGCCCACCTGGAACAGGTAAAACAGAAATAGCAAAAATAATTGGTAAAATGTATTCTAAGATGGGAATATTAAAAAATACTGTCTTTAAAAAGGTAACGAGGAGCGATATGATAGGTGGATATCTAGGTCAAACCGCAATTAAAACTCGTAAGGTTATTGAAGAATGTATAGGAGGGGTGCTTTTTATCGACGAAGCGTATTCTCTTGCAAATGGCGAACGTGAAGACATTTATTCCAAGGAATGTTTAGATACGTTATGTGAGGCACTAAGTGATCATAAAAACGATTTAATGGTAATTATAGCAGGTTACGAGGATGAATTAAATGAAACGTTTTTTAGAGTAAATAAAGGACTTCAATCTAGGTTTATTTGGAGATTTACTATGAGCGAATATAGCCCAAATGAAATTATGAGAATATTTAAGAAAAAGGTTGCGGATCAAGAATGGTCGTTTGAAGATGAGGATCAAATAAAGGAGAAATGGTTTATTGATAAGAAGGATAATTTTAAATTCTATGGACGCGATATGGAATTGCTTTTTACGTATGTAAAAATATGTCACGGAAGGCGTATTTATGGAAAGAATAAGGAGTATAGAAAGAAGATATCTTTAGAAGATTTAGATAAGGGTTATGAGATATTTTTAAAAAATAAGAACGTAAAAAAGGATAGTAAAGTGCCTTATGGACTTTATACATAATTATGAGACAAATATGTTTATTAATAATTATAGTTTTATAGATTTACAATATGGAGTTTACAGTTAAAACTACTTTTTCTCATAACTTTGATGAAAACTTTTTAGATAAAAATTATTTAAGAAATAAAACAATAAACTATATTAAAAGCGATAATTGTATTGGGTTATCTATAAAAGATAATAATTATTGGGAAAGCTGGATGTTTAAATATATTCAAGAAAATTACGTGGAAAATACAAACATACTAGATTTAGGAGGAAATATAGGAACAACAACTTTGTTAATGAGTGAAGTTTTGTCAGATAATTGTAATATTATCACATTTGAACCTCTATATAGTGACATTTTGCTTAAAAACGTTTTAGACAATAATTTGAGTAAAAATGTTATTATATATCCTTACGGTGTTGGTAATGAAATAAAGAATTTAAAAATAAAACCTGTAAACTTAACCGATAATGTAAATTTTGGCGCTATGTCTTTAACAGAAAATGCAAATTTTGGTGCCATTTCTTTACTACATAATTTAGAAGATAAAACCGATTGTGCAGAAATAAATATAGTTCCCCTTGATTATTTTAATTTTGAAAATATTAGCTTAATAAAGATTGATGTAGAGGATATGGAAATTGAAGTGTTAGAGGGTTGTTTAAATTTAATAAAACGATGTAAACCTGCAATTATTATTGAAACATTTCAATTAGAGAAATTACTAAAAACGATTGTATTTGAAGAACTTACAAAATTGGGTTATGAAATATACGAAATTCCAGAAGGACGTTATGATTTTATATTAAAAATAAAGGTTAATAATACTTTAATGTGTTAGATTTAATTATTTTGATAAATGTTTTTTTATTTAGGTAATATTCGTTATTAAAGGGCTATTCTTTTTAAGAGATGTAAATATATATAATATATATTTAAATCAGTATGAGTGAAAAGAAAATAAATATAGATCTAGGATTATTTGATTTTGCAAAAAATAAAACACGTAAGAAAAAATCCGAAGATAAATCTGAAGGCATTAAGATAAAACAGCCCTCACAAAAAAAGAAGAATGAAACCATTAAAAAAAAGTCTATTTTAAAAATGATACGTCAACACCAAGAAGAACGTTACAATAAACTATTTGATGAAAACAAGAATAATAAAAAGCCGGATGAGGCGCACAGAGATGCAAATAAAGAGTTTGATGAAGCCCAAAAGTTTATGCAGAATTTGACAGAGAAAACAGTTATGAATTCTAGTATTAAAAATAAATCTATAAAGCAATATCCAAGTACTACAAATTCTTTATTATATCACCCATCTCTAGATAAATTTAGTGATATTATCCCAAATGATAAAATTAAGGAAGTGTCGAATTCTATTGTTCAAGGTTCTATTCCTCCATCTCAAATTACATTAAATCCTGCTTTTCCAAAACATATGAATCATTTACCACAGTACGGCTGTTTAAAAAATGGACAATTACCCACGTATAGAAATTACATGAATCAAACAAGAAAAGCCATGCCGCAAATAACAATCGGTGGAGGAAATAATCCAGCTGTCTCTCAACAACCAATAAGTCAAACAGAATTAAGAAATGAACTTATAGAAAAAAGAATTAATGAAAGTATGAATAGAGTAAATGAAATGAAAAATGCATCTATAAAATTAGAACAATTAAGAGAAAACCATAAACCTAAGAAATTTAAACGTAAAAAAACAGTAAGGCGAACATATAAAGTTGGAAAATCAAAGATACATCCAAAAGTTTCTGTGTTAGTTTCGAATAAAACTATTCGTAATAATATATCAACAAAATCGCAACTATTAAAACAAACTCCGATTGAGGAAGTAAAAAAACATTTAATGAATCGTGGATTAATTAAAATAGGAACAATCGCTCCAAATGATGTATTGCGAAAAATGTATGAGAGTTCTATTTTAATGTGCGGAGAATTGAATAATCACAATCCAGACAATTTATTATATAACTTTGTGCACGGAGCAAAACATTAATTTTTTGAAGGAAATATCCATAGTTTTAAAAATAAAATTGATACGGATACAAAACAAATAGTGTTCACGTAAAATGAACTTCTACTTCCATTTTTATTATGAATATATCCTTTATCGTTTATAGGCTTATCCTTTTCGTATAAATATAATTTATCTATCTCATAATTATGTTTTTCTATATTCGATGTTGATAAAATAGTAAATTTATCAATATCAACGAAATACCCGTAATCTTCCATTTCGGTTACTTCTTCAGCTAACATCTTATAATTTGTTGTTTTTTTTTTATATATATCTATATCAAAACATTTTAATTCAATTTTCTGAAACCTTTATTATGCTAAATTAATTGTTTAAAACATATAAACGTAATTCTACAATAATGAATAGCGTAAATGTCAAAAATAAAAAAGGCCGATGGTGATGATAAATTACATATAGAATATCTAAGATACACAAAAGAATATGAGGAAAAATATGGGAAAAAAAGTATGGTACTTATTCAGTGTGGTAGTTTTTTTGAAGTGTATAGTGTATTGTCTTCCGAAACAGGTGAATATGTAGATACTAAAATTCTTGAATTTTCAGAGGTTTGCCAGATGATTATTGCGGATAAAAAAACGTCTGCTGACCCAAGAGGAAAGGTTATGATGGCCGGGTTCCAAACTTATCTTTTGGATAAGCAATTGCCAAAATTAACGGATAATGGATACACAGTTATTGTTTATGTTCAAGAAAAAGAACCAAGAAAGGATGGTAAATACAATCGAGTTTTGGATAAAATATATTCACCAGGAACCTATTTATGTTGCGAAACCGATAGTTCACCCCAAATTACAAACAATATTATGTGTATATGGATGCATTTGTCGAAACCTCTGCTTACTGCGAATTCCGTAAATGTCTCGAAAACTAGAGATACGATTGTCTTTGGAGTTTCTGTCGTGAATATTTTTACAGGTAAATCGTCTATTTTTGAAAGTCGAACTGCGTTTTTAATGAACAATACTACATTCGATGAATTAGAGAGATATGTATCTGTTTTTTTACCGAGCGAGGTTATTCTTATTTCGCCATTTGATACAAATGACTTACAACGAATAATTCAATACTCAGGTATTCGAACAAATTCTATTCATAAAATTGATACTCGAGACCTAAGTAATAAAAAAATCGTTAATTGCGAAAATCAACGATATTTGAAACAAATATTAACTTCTTTTTATAATGAAGAAACGTATGATTTATGTAGCGAGTTTAATGAGAATGCTATGGCAACTCAGTCCTTTTGTTACCTGTTAAATTTTATACAAGAGCATAATCCAGATTTGGTTCGTAAAATTGAAATACCTATTTTTAACAATACATCGGACAGAATGGTTTTGGCAAATCATACGCTATTACAATTAAATATTATAGACGATGGTTCTAGTCAAGGTCAATATTCTTCTGTTTTATCATTTTTAAATAAATGTTGCTCTTCTATAGGAAAACGCAAGTTTCAATATCAACTCACAAATCCAACGTTTGACGAATCTTGGTTAAATAAAGAATATGATATTATTGACGTAATGTTGAAAAATGATAATTATGTGATGGTTGAATCCTTTCGAAAAATGCTTATAAAAATTCGGGATATTGAGAAGATATGTCGTCAAATTGTTCTGAAAAAAATATATCCATCTTCGATTGCTTACCTCTATAAAACAATAGAACTAGTAAATCAAATGAATACATGTTTATATGAATTGCCTCAAGTTACTAGTTATCTATGTAACGAATTTATGGAAGAAACTGATAACAACTCATCTTTTAAATATATTGATGGTGTGTGTTTTAAAATAAACGATTTTTTAAATAAAAAGTTGGCAATCGATTCTTGTCTACGAATATCTTCCATGACCAGTTTTGATGTTAATATTATACAGAGAGGAGTATCTGAGAAATTAGATCGTGCAACAGATGAATACAATACATGTAATGATACGTTTTACGCTATTCGTTCTTATTTAAATGAATTGATGCAAAAACATGAAAAATCAGCGGATACTGAATTCATAAAAATACATGAAACTGAAAAATCGGGTGCGGGGTTACAGATTACAAGTAAAAGATCTAAGACATTACAGACTATATTAACCAATTTAGTAACAAAAACTACTTCTGAAGGTAAAGTTTTACTAGAAAACAATATTAGTGTTGATGTTTCAGAAATTAAGTTTAAAAACGTTAGTTCTTCTTCTGCAAATATGGATATTGAATCTCCTCAATTACAACAAATACGTAGTCGAATGCTACAATTAAAGGACACGATTAATAATCTAATATCTGAAGAATATTTGAATATATTGATCGATATAGACTCAAATTGGATTGATGATTTGGAAAAGATAACAAAGTTCATAGCAAAACTTGACACATTACAGTGTAAAACCTATTTGGCAAAACAATATAATTATTGTAGACCAGTAATAGATTCGTCTTCAGAAAACGCATATTTTACTGCATATGATTTAAGACACTGTTTAATAGAACACCTGCAACAGAATGAAATTTATGTTACAAATGATTTAGAATTAGGGAACGATCAGAAGGGGATATTATTGTATGGTACAAATGCTGTGGGTAAAACTAGTTTGATACGAGCGTCTGGTGTTACTATTATTATGGCACAGAGTGGATTGTTTGTGCCATGTTCACAATTTAAATATAAACCATATACTGCAATCTATTCTAGAATATTAGGAAATGATAATATTTTTAAAGGATTGTCGACGTTTGCCGTGGAAATGTCAGAATTAAGAATTATTTTAAAAATGGCGGACAAAAATAGTTTAATCCTAGGCGATGAGTTATGTTCTGGAACAGAGACTGAATCCGCTCTTAGTATATTTGTAGCTGGATTAATGGATTTAACAAAAAAACAATCATCGTTTATTTTCGCAACACATTTTCACGAGATACTCAAGTTTGATGAAATAACAAGCCTTTCTACAGTAACTACAAAACATATGGCGGTCAGGTACGATAGAGAAAATGATTGTTTAATTTATGACCGTAAATTAAGAGATGGTTCTGGACCAAGAACATATGGTCTAGAAGTATGCAAATCTCTATATTTAGAAGACGAATTTTTAGAAATAGCCTATTCGTTACGTAACAAATACTATCCAGAAACTAAGGGAACTTTATCAAGCCCTACTACTATTTATAACTCTAAAAAAGTGAAAGGTACTTTATGTCAAAGATGTGGCGTAAATAAGGGTGAAGAAATTCATCATTTGCAGCAACAAAAAGATGCAAATAGTGATGGGTTTATAGGATCTTTTCATAAGAATCATCCGGCGAATTTAGAATATGTTTGCCAAACATGTCATGATGAAATACATTCTAATAATGTAAAAAAGGAGCCGGTCTTAAGAAAAAAAACCACTAGGGGATATAAAACAATTTAGTATTTTGGACAATTGCCGTAACATTTACCTTGGAAATAGTAATAGTCCTTGTTAGGAAGATTAGCATCGTTATAATTGGCAGGATAGTTGGGACCATTTTGCGAACCACCTACACATTTTGAACCTCCTAATAAAACACAACAAGATGTTGATGCACAAACATTTGGGTCTGATTCTAAACAAGCTTTTTCTATTTCATCCATGTTTTTACTAAAATAATTACAAAATCCTCCTTTTATAGAGGCTGTATTACTAACATGATTTTTATAAGATAGATCCGCTGTTCTACTTAAAAATACACTATCTTCATAATTGGGAACATAGGATTGTGAAGTATATGCAAATTGTCCTGGATTGTAATAATTAGTGCTTACTCCTATTCCACTAGATGTTATTGGAACAATTTTACCATCTTTATCTAATACATAGCTATTTTTATTTGCTAATAAACTACTATCGTTTAATTTTTCAGGATCATCGTGATAATTCACGTCTAAATTATCTTGATTATAATGAGTTTTATTATCAGTTCTTTCATTATTACTGTTTGAATTACCTTCTTTTACATTTACTTCTATTGTTAAATACATAAATAACAGTATGATTATTAAAGAAATTAAAAAATAAATAGGTTTTGGCATTCTTTATAATAAACTGATATTTTATATATGGATAAAAAATTGAATTTTATAAAAAGAATATAGACATATATAAATAAACAATAGGAAATGATAATTCCGGTGAAATGCTTTACTTGTGGAATGGTTCTCGCTGATAAATATAGATTTTACCAAAACGAAGTTCGTAAAATAAAATTGTCTCATGGTATGAACATAGATAAAGTAGTTTATTTAACAAAAAACAACGTGGAAAAAACTCCAGAAGGAAGAGTGTTAGATGATTTAGGATTAAGTAATGTTTGTTGTAGAAGACATATGTTAACTCATGTCGACATAGAATAAATTATAAAACCAAACATATTTAATATTTTTTTCATTACATATTGTATATGGCAAAAGGAAAACAAACAAAACAGAAAAGAACACATAAAAAAAGAAGTACGCGTAAATATAGAAAATCAAGTCGTAGAATGAAAGGTGGTGATTGTGGATGCAATAAAGGAGTATTTAATGGTGGAAATATTAATCCTGCAAGTTTTGATGGAACATTACCGTCTCGATATTATTATCCTTTGAATAATGAAATTAACAACCCAAATTCTCCGATTGCTCAAGTCACTAGTAGAAATTTACTAGATATTACAAAAGGCGGTAGGAAAAAGATTCAATTTAAAAAAATAAGAGGTGGTGGTTATAGTTTATTAGGAGATGCCTACACAAATAACCCATTTGTTACGTTTGGAACATCGGATGGAGCAAACAATAGTTTAAATATTCTAAATGGTATTGTCCCTATAAATTCGTCTATTTCAGAACAACCAATTGCTGTTGGTTTTACAAAATTTAATCCTCCTTTAGCATAATTTTTTATAGTTTATATATATAATGGCAGTTGTTGGATTAAAAAATTTGTGCGGCCCGGCAGCTTTTTATTTAGCGTTATCTTTTATTGCATTAATCGTAATGGCTTTTCAAAATATAGGAAACAAAGATGTTTATTGTTTGGGAGATTACACTTGTAATGTATCTAGTATTACCCTTATTTTTATAATTAAAATACTCTATATTTTATTTTGGACATGGGTATTAAATTTAATTTGTAAGGCTGGCGCGCCAGGATTATCTTGGTTCTTAGTTTTGTTCCCGTTTATTTTATTTTTCCTTTTGATTAGTTTATTTTTGTTTTCTAATTAATTTTTATAATAATATTTGTAATCCTAATATTATTATGCAGGAAACATTAAAATGAGGTTAAACTATTTTATATTTGTTAATCTAAAAATAAAATATTTAAACCCGAATTATCTACCAGTCCAAACTTTTGTCATTGGTAAATGTTTATATTCATCCTTATTTTCAAAAGTCGTTCCCCAATTTTGATAACTCATTATATTTCCTAACAAGGTTTCTTTTTTATAGTTTTTTTGTAATAAACATGCAATAACTCTTTCAAAACTACAGCGATTATGTCTATTTAACACATAATCCAATAATTTGCTAATGTCATACTTTTTATTAACGAAACTTAAATAATCGTGAGTAATTATAGACATAGATCCAAAACAACCTTTCCATAAATTTTTGTTTTCATAAAATTCAATTAGTTCTAAATCATTAAAAACGTTTATCATTCTTCTTTCATCCTCTGGTTGGTCAGCAAAATGATCAAATTCCCATAAGAATTTATAATTGTCTACAACGATATCTATATATTGATTAATAAAGACAGAATCATTAATGATCACAGCAATTTCAAATTATTTATTATGTAAATAATAATAATATGGCAACAGTTCACCTCTTTGGTGATATTCGCTATTTATAATTGTAGTTTTGTATAATTCCTTATTTGTTATAAAATTATAATTACTGTTATCATCTATAATAAGAATGTGATTTTCTTGATAGTGTTTTCTAATACAATTATAACAGTGAATCCAATACTTATTTGTTAAATCATTATTTACGTGTCTTAAGATTATAAATCCTATCTCTGGCATATTTATATGCATAGAGACATTTATTTAAATAGATTTATTTATTATTTATAACAGTAATTTTACACCTTTGCATATTTAAAAACGTCCATTTTTTATTGATAAATAAATAATATAAAATTAAAAATTTATCGTTTATAATGAATTATAAATATACAGCTGTAATAATAGAACCACGTAAACATAAAGCGTTGGAATTTGTTATAGAAAACGCATGTGAATGTTTATCAAATGAATGGAAAATTGTCTTTTTCCATGGAATTAATAATGTTGAATATTCAGAAAAAATTGTTAATAAATTAAACAGAATATATGATAACAGAATACAATTAGTAAATTCTGGAAAAGAAACTTTTAATTTGAGTACTTATAGTAAATTTTTAGCATCACGAAGTATATTTTATGATTTTATTAATACAGAAATGTTTTTAGTTTTTCAAACAGATTCTTTAATTATAAAAAAATACGCGTTTTTAATAAATGACTATTTAAATTATGACTACGTTGGAGCTCCATGGGAAATAAACGATTTTCCTCCTACAAAAAATTGCAATTTTATTGGTAACGGCGGGATTTCATTAAGAAGGAAAAGCAAAATGTTGGAAATCGTAGATAAGATTCCTTTTTATAATGTTTCTGAAGATTTGTATTTTTGTACAAATTATGATAATATTAAAGTATATAAACCTGGGTATAAAAAAGCAAAACGATTTTCAGTAGAACAGGTATTTTCAAGAATAACATTTGCATGTCATAAATATTGGGCGCATGAAAAGCTTTATAATCATCCTTATTCTTTAAAAGACATTTACCCAGAAATTAAAATATTGGAAGGATTGCAAGGTGTAGAAGAATAAATTATAATTTACAGTTTTAAATTATTAAATACAATACTGATATTATTACCATAAATGCTAATAATATTTTAGGGTCTAATTATATTTAGTTATAATATAAATAGATAAAATCTATTTAAATGACGACTGTTCTTCCAAATCACAATCCGAAAAGAACAATTTTTCAAAATATTACTTTTGATAATTATTTTTTAATGAATAGATGCAACCAGTTAATGGCTACAATACATGGATTAGAATCTAATGTGCAAGAGTTAAATGGCTTTATTCGTAGAAATTATGATTTAAGTTACAACGTAATTGAAAACATAAAAATAATGGTCTTTGACTCTTCTGACAATATAATATCTTGTATGCATACAGATACATCAGGAAATTTTGTAACATGCGAAGATTTATCTTTAAATAATTATTTGCCATGCGTTATAAATCCTAGTCAACCTGTTGTTAAGATAGCAAAGACTCATATTACAGACATGTGTGACGTTAGTCGTGGTTATCCTTTCTATCCTTATTCATATGATCCATATTATTATAATCCTTATTATGCTTATTTATATCGTGATTCTGAAAATTTGGATTTGAAACCATCTCCTCCAAATAGTGTTAAAAAAACATCTGATTCGGAAAGATGTTTTCCATATTATCCATATTATCCATATTTTCCGAATTATCCATATTTACTTGACGATGATTACTTTTATAGGGATATTGATGTAAAACCTCCAACAAAACCCGGTCAACCCATAATGCCTCGCCCAAGAATGATGCCAAATCAAGGTACACACATTCATATTCACAACCCACCAAAATAATATTTCACAAAAAATTGATTCATTATTAATAATATAAAATATATAAATAATACAGGTGTATTTTATAATCATGAATCCCCAAATTTCAGATATTTCCGAAATCGGTGACGTCTATAAATTTACGATAAGTAATTTACATGTTAGTTTAGCAAATGCTATTCGCAGAACAATTTTATCAGATATTCCTACTTTGGCATTTTATACTGAAACTTATAATGATAATCAATGCAATATCCAAATAAATACAACTAGATTACATAATGAGATATTAAAACAGCGTTTAAGTTGCATTCCAGTTCACGAAAAGGATTTAAATATTCTACCTGGCGCGTATATACTTGATTTGGATATTAAAAACGAAACAGAGAATAAGATAGTGGTAACTACAGAACATTTTCGTATTCGTAATAAAACAAACGGGAATTATTTATCTAGCGATGAAACGAAACGTATTTTCCCACCGAACCCCAGAACTTTACAATTTATTGATTTTGCTAGAGTGCGACCGAAACTTGCCGACAATATTCCTGGAGAACATATTAAATTGACAGCTGAATTTTCTGTTAGAACAGCAAAAGAAAATAGCATGTTTAATGTAGTATCAAAGTGCTCTTACGGTAACACTCTAGATATGAAGAAGGTTGATGAAGTCTGGGAAGAACATTCAAAAAAGCTATTGTCGGATAACTTATCAGAAGAAGAAATAGAATTTGAAAAGAAAAACTTTTATTTGCTTGATGCTCAAAGACATTTTGTTCCCGACAGTTTTGATTTCATTATACAAACTTTGGGTGTATTTGAAAATAGAGAAATTGTGCAGAAAGCGTGTAAGATTTTACATGATAAGCTTGTTACTATGATTCAATTAATCGATTCCGACGGAATACCTATTAATAATGGTGAAACTACTATGGACAATTGTTTTGATATTATCTTGGAAAATGAGGATTATACTATAGGTATGATTCTTCAATATATTTTATACGAAAAGTATTTTATAACTGAAAAGATATTCACGTATTGTGGTTTTAAGAAATTTCATCCGCATAATATGGATAGTACTATTCGTGTAACTTATGAAAAAAATGCGGATAAGCGTATGGTTGCTCAGCATTTACGCTTTGCGTGTATAGATGCTGGTAATGTATTTAAAAAGATTTATGATATGTTTGGAAGATAATGTAAGTTTAGTATATATTGTTCAAAAAATTGAATGAATATATCTTTTTTATTACTTTTACTCACATATTCAAGCGAAATGTTCTGTTTGAAATCTATAAAGAATAATTGTTGCGGTTTTAAAAAGAAAAAACATGTTTCTCAAGCAAATTCGTTTACTGAAATCGCAAGTACAGCATTCGATGATTTGTATCATGTTGAATACAAAGATACAAAACAGTTTATTCCACCAATTTCATGTGGTAAGGTAATAAAAGTTTATGATGGTGATACTATTACAATCGCTTCAAAAATTCCGAATACAGATTTGCCAATTTACCGTTTTCGGGTACGTCTTAGTAGAATCGATTCGGCAGAAATTAAAGGTATTACTAATATTGAAAAAAACATGGCAATTAAAGCTAGAGATGCGTTGCATGAATTAATATTTGGTAAAATTGTCACATTAAAAAATGTAAGCATAGAAAAATACGGCCGTATTTTGGCTGATGTATATTTGGAAGATATAGATATAAGTAAATGGATGTTAGATAATAAATATGCTGTGGCGTACGATGGTGGGAAGAAACTACGTCCTCTAGAATGGGATAATGAATTGTAATTGCATCAAAACTCTTTATATTCGTTTCTAAATAATATTTGAAAAATTGAATTAAATATTATTTTTTATAACATATATAAAGCAGCAATGGAGAAACGTTTGAATAAGAAAATAGAGACCTATGTTACATCTTTTAAGGACAGCATTCGTACTAAGATTACGGATCTATGTTTTGAGGAGAAGACTAAGTTAAATGAACTTTTGGAGTTTATTTATGATTATGAACGTCTTACTGTCATAAAGGATGATCTAGTAAAGCGTAAGCGTATTAAGAACTCTATTCCTGTAAACAATAGATGTAACGCAAAAAGATCGAACGGTGAACAGTGCACTCGTCGTAGAAAGAATAAGTGTGAATTTTGTGGTACTCATGTGAAAGGAACTCCTCATGGGTTCTTCCAAACTGATGAGAATTCAGATAATTCCATACAGAAAATGGAAGTAGTTGCTGAGGAAGTTTGTGGAATTGTTTATTATATTGATAAGTTTAATAATGTTTATAAGACAGAGGATATTCTAGAAGGAAAACAAAATCCGTCTGTTATTGCCAAATGCATTAAGCAGAATGGAGTAGTTACTATCCCAGAACTAGGATTGTTTTAGGAAGAAGTTTTATTCAACTTTAATATAAGACTTTCTTTGACAGTTTCTTCTCTGTTGTCCAAAATAAAATTGTTGGTTTCGCTTGCCTTTATCAGATCACCTTTATAATATTTTGCCAGAATATCTAATAATGTTTTTTTTGTTATAGGTTTTTTAATATTTTTTTTGTTATAGCAAAGTTGACCATTACTTATATCAAAATTATCGATCTCATTTTTTTTCATAACTTCAATTAATGTTGTTGATAATAGTTTTTTATCCTTTTTCCTTTGAACAATTTCTTTTTGCAATTTACGTATATCGTTATCAATTTTTACCCATTCTTTTATAGTTTTAATTAGTTGTTCCTTGGTCTCCATATTATATAAATACGATAGATATTTTTATTTAGTTTTTTTTAACATCTAAAATATATCCAAATTATATAAATGAACATGTTTTTCTTAGATTCTAGAAACAATCAACAATATAACAATACAAAACTAAATTCAGGTCCTTTTCTTCAAGTTAATCGTCGATTTAATACTCAAAGAATTACGCAGAATCAAGAAGTAAAACTAGAACCTATTGTTAATGTTTCGAGAAACAACCCGGAAAAAATAAAGTGGGGTCCTGCTACATGGTTATTGTTACATACTTTGGCAAATAAAGTAAAAGATGAATATTTTTTATTAATAAGAAATGAACTTTTAAATAATATAGTATCTATTTGTAAAAATTTACCATGTCCAAAATGTTCAACTCACGCATCAGAATATTTAAGTAAAATAAATATGAACTCAATCGTAACAAAGAGCGATTTAATAAATTTTTTATTTAAATTTCATAATGATGTAAATATAAGAACAAATTCTCCACAATTTCCATACGAAGAACTTGCCACCAAATATTCTAAAGCAAATACAGTAAATATAATTCAAAATTTTTTTGTTTTCTTTCAAGATAAGACATTTAATGTCAGTACAATTACCAATAAAATGCATAGAGAGAGATTAATAGAATCTCTGAAATATTGGTTTAAAACTAATTTACAATTGTTTGATATGTAATTATATTATCAAAAGTTATAATATAATTTTATTTGGGTGTTGCAAAATTTTTAGATATTAATTGACCGTTTTTGTAAACCCCACATTTAAATGTGGATGCAGTCGGTGCACTACAAACTTCTTTATTATTTATGCCTACAAAATATTGTAAATTTTTATTGTTCATGGATTCTACAATAAATGCCCAAAATGCTCCAAATAATCCTGCAAAGAATAGAGACGCAACTAACTGGATAAGTGTATAACAAGACCATTTAACGTTCCAAACTATATCGAATATTATTAAAATTGGGAAAAAAAATATTGTTGTTATATTCTGTTTTACATAATTATATTTTATTATTGTATATAACAGATAGGCGTATGTGTATCCAAAAACTGCTTGACCCAAAGGTAATTTGGATATGTCACCACCTTCATTAATCGATATCATGTTACATAATTCAGATTTATCCGAGCTTTCTGGTAAAGATATTATGCTTCCAAGTTGAATATTTATAAAACAAGCAACTAATAACCCAACTAGGTAGACTAGTCCTTTAAAATCTTGATTAAATATAGATGCTAGTGAAAAAAAGGATACAAGTACAAATGGTGCTAAACGTAAAAATAGATAGGTAAAAGATACTATATTTAATTCCATTTTTTAAAGATATGTTCTTATAATATCTTGAGATAAGTTTTTCAAAAATTAATTACGATTCATCTTAACTTTTTTTCTTTTTACATAAAAAGGAACGATTAGCCGGTGTTACACATGTTTCCTTATTGTTTATCCCTGTTAAAAATACTAAATTTTTATTGTTTGTTGAATTTATAATCACTCCCCATAATAATCCAAGTAATAATGAAATAAATAATGCGACTCCTGCTTGCCATATAGTATGGCAGCTATTTTTTACATCCCAAGCCATGTCAAAAAGAATTAATAATGGAAATAAAACAATAGTAGTTATATTTTGTTTTACATAATTATATTTTAATATGGAAACTAATAAATATGAAAATGTGTAACCTAATACTGCTTGTCCCAGCGGCAATCTCGATATTTCACCAACATTATTAAATGTTATAAAATTACACAAATCTTTATTTGTTATCCCATTTATATCTAAAGGTTTACTAATTGGCAGCGCATTTCCAAGAATAATAACTGTGAAAATTGTAAATATTAATCCAACTAGGTAAATTATTCCTTTAAAGTCCTGGCTAAACATAGATAACAACAAAAAATAACATACAAGGAAAAATGGTAATAACCTTAAAAAAAAAGTTAAAAAGGATAATAAATTAGTTCTCATGTTTCTATTCTTATATTATCTTCAGAAAATAGTTTTTTTTACACAAATACATATTTGAAGACATCGTTTATATTTGTTACCTCTAAAAATTCAATATTGATTGATTCGTATTTTTTACCATATTTTTTTTTCCAATCCGTATAATCTTTATTATTTGATTTTGGGAATAAAAATGTCTTGATTCCTGATTTTATACCACCGTTAATTTTTATATCTAATCCGCCTATGGATGTTATTTCACCGCTTAAACTTATTTCACCAGTTATTGCTATATCGTTTTTTATTAATTTTTTATTAAGTAAACTATAAATTGCTATTGTAATGGCAGTTCCTGCAGACGGACCATCTTTTGATATACTTCCTTCTGGACAATGAATATGTAATCCTTGACATTTGGTTTCTTCAAATTGCATTAACCATTCTTTTTTTATTTTATCATCTGTCAAATTCCATGCTAATGTTTTTGCTACATTCATGCTTTCTTTCATAACATCACCTTGCAACCCGGTTAATCTTAGATCTAAAAATGTTGAAGAGGGATAAAATAAGGTTTGTATAGGTATTATTCCTCCCCTACCTAATGTATTTGCCCATAGACCATTAATTATCCCTATTTCTGGTTTTTGATGTATCTCTTTTTCTATTATTTTACTATACTTTGTTAAAAATTTATTTTCCAAATTATCTTTTGTTATTGTTATCGGTATCTCATATATGTTTTCAGATGACGATTTTAAAATATTCAGATTTATTTCACCATATAAATCGAATAAAATCTCCTTGAGTTTTCTTACACCAGGTTCTATTGTATAAGATTCAATAATATGTTCAATAATATCGTCTGAAATATCTACTATATTTTCAAATCCCATTTTTTTATTTATTTCAGGTATTATATATTTTCGTGCTACCACCATTTTATCATCAATCGATAAGTTATCAAACTTTATTCTATGTATTCTGTCTAATAATATTCGATCTATTTGTTCTGGATCATTATATGAAAATATGAAAAGTGCTTTCGATAAATCTAATTCAATTCCTGAAAAATATTTATCCTGAAACCCATCGTTTTGTGTAGAATCAATTAGATGAGTAAAAATGCCTATAATGTCTTTCCCGTTTTCTGTTTTACTCACTTTATCTAATTCGTCTACGTAAATAATTGGGTTCATGCATTTCGATTCTATTAAAATATCTACAATTTTCCCCCATGTAGCATTCACATAAGTATAACTATATCCTTCAATAGATCCTCCTGTGGACGAACCACCTAATGCTATAAATGAAAAGGGTCGTGAATTATTATTTTCGTCTTTTAAACAATTTGCTAATCCTTTTTTTGCAAGAGATGTTTTTCCTATTCCTGGAGATCCTTCAAATCCGAAACAATATCCACTTTGTTCTCCATTCATCCACTGGCCAATTATTTTCATAATTTGATTTTTAGCATAATTATGACTATAAATGGATTCATCTAGAACATCTAATATTCCTTTCATAGTTGATTCTATTTGTGAAATATTTAAATTTATCTGTTTTATTTCATTTTTTGTTTTAGTTAAAGATAATTGTGTTTTAATTTGTGTCTTATCGTATATTTCTGTAGTTAATATTTCGTTTTCTTTGTTAAGATTAATATATTCCAAAATGTTTTTTATGTTAGTTTGTTTATTTGTATTGGTTAATGCATATTTTTTTTCCCCTTTTGACCTTTTAATCAAATTTATAAACTGTATAATTTGTAGTAATTGTTTGTTAGAAACGGTTTCTATATTTACTTTAATAGAATCAAGAACATTTGTATCAATAAAATTATTTATTTGAGAAACATAGTTTATTATTTCTATATTTGAATATCTTTCCTTTTTAATTAATTTTATATTTGGAAATAACTGTTCTGTGATGGTTAAAATACGCAGAAACCATTTATTCAAATCCTTTGGTTTTTTTAATATAGGCTCTTCTTTGTAAATTCCAAAGGGTATTTTTATTAATCCTTCCAAATATTGCTTGGCTTTACTTGTTAATTCGTCTGGTTTACCTTTAATTTCCTTTAATTTTGCCATAGCTTTTTCTTTTACACATTCATTTGCCTTTAATAAATATATTTGTTGTTCTAATGTTATTTTATGAATATCATATTTTTGTATCATATCATTTGTGTACTTGACGTTATATTTAACAACATCTTTAAAGTAATTCTTTAATTTCCATGGCAAACTTTCATAAATACGCAGTTGTTCTTTATTATCTGTTGCTTCTGAATTATTTGCGGTTATTAAATCATATAGTAAATAACAAATATATTGTATTTCATGATCGGTGTTATATATTAATAAATTTATTAACATGTTTCTCTGTGCATAAACATCGAGTTCTAAAAATTTCTTTATTGTTATATCTATCTTCGTTTTCTTTATCATACTTACTTCTGTAAAAACCGCAAACATTTTCTTTTTAATATCTTCATTCCCAAAAATTAAAACATCTTTTACCGAACTAGATTCAAGAACTTTCAGTATAATGTTTTTTGATTGTTTTTCATAATTATTTGAAGCATTTAAAATTTCAGATACACGTTTTTGTATGTATTTATTGGTGAAACAATCAATATATATGTCTTCAACTAATCCATTTATTATAAGCGTTTTCCTAGCTTTTTCATTTTGAATTACAATTTGTATACCATATATTCTTTGGTAAAATGATTTTGTTGTAGATTCTACATCAAAACATTCAAACGTATTTGCGTCTTCTATATTTGTGGGTTCTTCAATAATTTTATCTATGCATATTGAGTTCTTTAATAAATTATCTAGTTTTTGGGGCTTCCAGTGTACAATTTTATACCCAATGGGTTGAACGTATTTTTTAATTATTTCATATTTGTCTCGAATAATTTCGTTTTCTAATTTCATATTTTTAAATTCTGTTCCAAAACTAATAAACAATAGATCGTCTATATGTTTTGTACCGAAACCACATATTATCATAGATAATTTATCTATAACTTGTTGTAAAGAATCTATGATTTTATCATTTGTTTTAGAACTATTATTAATAGATATCTGCGATGATATAGTCGTTGTCTTTTCATATAATTCTAACAATACTGAAATAGATAAGTTTGCGTCATTATTACTAAATATTTCCATTTCTCTGTTTCTTTTTATAGAAATTATAGTGTTTCTTATTATTTCTTGCAAATAATTTATCTTTTCACAAATAAAAGTGTGAAATTCTTCTGATTCTTTATTTATGGTTTCGGTTTTTATTTTTGAAGAGTTCTTTGTATCACTCTTTTTTTCACTCATTATGTATGGTATACATTTATGTCATATAAATAATGCGCACGAATTGTGATAAATAGTTCTACGTTAAAGGTGTGATTACAAGTCTACTTTTGTGTAATAAATTTATAAAAGAATATAAAATTAATCGGCGTTATTAATTATAGACGTAATGGGGATACCTAGCTATTTTTCACATATCATTAAGAATTATTCAAACATTGTACGTAGTTTGAATTATTTCATATCGAAGAATTTACTTTTCCATCATTTGTATATGGATTGTAATTCTATTATCTATGACGCCGTTTATGGGTTAGAATCTGAAATACAAAAAGGAGAACGAGAAATTCCTTCTAATTTTGAAGATGTTGTAATAGATTCCGTCATTGATAAAATAAAATTTTATATTGAGTTGATCCGACCTGTTCATACTGTTTTTATTGCATTTGATGGTGTAGCTCCTTTTGCAAAAATGGAACAACAACGTACGCGACGTTATAAAACATGGTTTATGAAGAACGTTGACCTAGGAACAGATAAAAAATCGTCGATCTGGAATACGTCCGCCATTACTCCAGGAACCGATTTTATGAATAAGTTATCAAGACGGATTAATCACGAATTTAAAAATAGCGAAGACAAATATAGTATTAAGAAAATGATAGTGTCTTGTTCTGATGAATGCGGTGAAGGTGAACATAAATTATACGAGCATATGCGTACAAACGATATTTCTAGAGATAATGTTGCTGTTTATGGGTTAGATGCTGACCTTATTATGCTTTCTATATTTCATTTGAAATATTGCAATAATGTATACGTTTTTCGTGAGACGCCTGAGTTTTTAAAGAATTCTCTTCCGGTTCAATCTATTGATAATGATAACCCAAAGATACCCCAATTTTTGGATATTCAACATTTATCTACAAGTATATTGTCGGAAATGCGTTGTAAATTTCCAGACCCGATTCGTATTCACGATTATGTATTTTTATGTTTCTTTTTGGGAAATGATTTTTTGCCACACTTTCCTGCTATGAATATTCGAACACATGGAATTCAAGGTTTATTGGATATTTACCGTTCATGTATTGGGAACTTTCCTGACCGTTTTTTAATATCAAGAACAAATGGTTCTATTGTGTGGAAACATGTTGGAATATTTGTTAGCGAAGTTGCCAAGAAAGAACATGAATTTTTAATAAATGAATATTTTGTTCGAGATAAATTTGATAAACGTCGCTTTCTGGAAACCACTCCTTTGGAAAAGGAGGATGCGTTATTAAATACACCAGTAATTTATCGGGCAGAAGAAAAATACATTTGTCCTAGTGAGGCAAACTGGGAAAAACGGTATTATAAAACACTATTTGATAGTAAGACGAATCATGATACTATTAAAGAGATTTGCATTAATTACTTGGAAGGATTAGAATGGGTATATAAATATTACACAAATTCTTGTCCAGATTGGCGATGGAAATACAAACATCATTATCCACCTCTATTTGCTGATTTATGCAAATATGTACCACATTTCGAAATGAATTTTATTACAAAAGGAAAAAACGGTGCATTTACGCCATATACCCAATTAGCATATGTTTTGCCGAGTAGCAATCTAGAATTGCTTCCAAAGAATATTTGTGAGTTTTTGAAGACGAATTATTCAGAACTGTATCCTGAGCACTATGGTTTCAAGTGGACTTTTTGTAGATATTTTTGGGAGTCGCATCCGATATTGCCTGAAATTTCCATTTCACTTTTAGAACAATGGGATATTCAGTTCCGAATGTGGGCAGGTAAATAATATTTTAGTAATATATAGTAAATGGATAAAGAAGAAAAAGTAAATATAATGGAAAGTAAAGCAAATCAATTGTATAAGTACATAATTGATTATAATAAAAAAGGCAATAGACCAATGGATAGAAAAAGAATAAATGACCAAATAGGGTATGGTTTTTTTAACACTGATAAAACTTACGGCATGTTTAAGGATACAATTTTAATAGCAGCCTTAAATTCTGGTTTAGAAGAAGAATCGTTAGAGTTGGCAAAACATGGTTCTAAAGCAAATATTAAACATATTAATGAAGAAGGTGATTACGCTTTATTAATAGCGTGCAAAAAAAAGTATAAAGCTGTTGTTTTTGAATTATTAAAACATAAAGGTAATCCATGCAGTCCAAACGAAGAAGGAGAAACGCCTTTAATGATGGCTGTTTCAGACGTCGATATGATAGATGTCGTAAAATCTCTTTTAAAAAACGATAAATGTGATGTGAATTATACAAATAAAGAAGGTAATAACGCCATTAAAAGAATATTGGAAGTTGGTAATTTTGAAGCTTTTAAAATTTTAATAGATATTCCTGATATAGAATTGGAGTCTTATTCCTATAAATCAAATAACGGAACTGTTGTAAAGGTTACTCTATTGGAATATTTATTGTTAGCTGTATTTAGTTTTGATTTTTCAGATAATTTTAAATACGCAAGAGCATTATTAGAGACGACAGGTACAGGGAGTCATCCTTTACATTTAAATACTAAAGCTAAAATAACAGCATTAATGTTTGCTATAGGTTATAGTGGAAATAATGTAGATGACTCAATTTATATTATAAATAAAATATTTCATTTTGCCGAATCGGATAAAAATACAAAATATGTGGATTTCAAAAATACTGATGGACTTGCTGCATTTGATTTGTTGTTTCGTAACGCTATAGAAGATGGAACAAAAATTGATATTCGCGTTATAAAATTATTTTTAGATTATTATTATAAAAATAACAAATTCAGTAAGGTGTTTTTAAGGAATATACCTATAATTTGTAACAATCATGAATTGTTCGAAGCTCTTAAAACGTTATACCCAGAATCTGAACGAGAAATATTAGATAACGCATGTAAAGATATTGTTGAAGCGCATGCCGTATTAACAAATCCTGTATTCAAAACGCCTAGTCCTGAGATTCAAGTGGCGAAAAGAGAAAAATACTCTGGAAAGAATTCTCCAAAGGAAACTGCTGAAGAAATTCCCATTGTTCATGCAGAAAGTCCTGTTTCACCATTTCCTATATGGGCACAAGTTGGAGATCCTTTAGAACCTGGCGTTCGTCAGACAAAACGTTATTCACCAACTCGTGGTGGAAAACGCAAAAATAAAAAAACAAGAAAACAGAAATAATGCCAAATCATATCATAAAAAATTGAACTTTTTTTATGATAAATTAAATTCGATAAGTCAAAAAATGCCTCGATCCAACATACTTCAAGAGACATCACAAGATGATGATGTACAGAATTACTCCAGCATGTTTTGCTATGAAAATCTCAAAGAAAAGGGTACCCATTACTTTTCTATGTTTATTGAGCTTTGTGGCATCTATATTGTTTGGATTGTATTGCATTATACTTGTTCACATCTTTACGTATCATGGTGCACACCTATGACTATAGTTGGATTTCTACTTTCTCCATTTATTGTTCCTGCACCTCATTGTCAAGCATTTCGATGGGTAATTGTAAACGGAAGCAATACAATTACGTTAATGTGGTGTGCTTTAGGATCCTGGTTAGCAAAGAAAATAGTTCTATAAAAAAAGATTATCAAATTCTTCTGTATATAATGTATTTTTTTGTATTAAATTCTCTACAACAATATCCATTTTACTACGATTTTCACTTAAAATTCGCTTGGCTTCATCATAAGCATTTCGTACTAATTCTAAGGATTCAGAATCCATAATTTCTTTTGTTCTCTCTGAATATTTGGCACCTCCTCCTAAACTACGACCCAAGAACGGATTTCTATCACTATCTACGTCTTCATTATAAAATGCCTCCAATAATTTGCCCATTCCATAATTTCCAATCATACGTTGTGCCATAGAATTTGCTTGTTTTAAATCCTGAACCGCACCAACCGAAACGTATTCTTCGCCATAATATAGAGTTTCTGCAGCTTTCCCACCCATAGCCACGATGAGACGTTTTTTTAATAGGTTTTTTGTATATAGACCACTTTCTGTTATGTTTTGATATTCGTTAAAAAGAGTATATCCGCCAGCACCATTGTATGTACTTTGAATAGTAACCTTTTTTAATTCAAAATACTCTTTAAACTCATTACACAACAAAGCATGACCTGTTTCGTGAATTGCCACTCTACGACGTGCTTCATCTCCACGAGTGTCTGTTTTGCGAATTAACCCTACGATTAATTTATCTAAAGAATTTAATAAATCTTGTTCGCAAATAACTGTTCTGCCTACTCTTGCTGCGTAAATTGCTGCTTCGTTTAATAGATTTTTTATTTGTGCTCCAGAAAACCCAGCAGTCAACTCTGCGATTAATTCTAAGTTTATGGAACTTTCCAATTGTTTATTTTTAGAGTGGACCTGCAATATGTCTTTTCTCGAATTTTTATCTGGTAACGCTACTGTAATTATTCTATCAAACCGTCCTGGTCTTAGTAATGCTGCGTCCAATACATCTTTACGATTTGTTGCGGCCATTATTAAAATGCCTTCATTATCTGAAAATCCGTCCATTTCTGCCAAAAGCTGGTTTAGTGTTTGTTCACGTTCATCGTTCGCCATATTTATTCCGGCACCACGTTGACGACCAACTGAATCAATTTCGTCTATAAATATAATACAAGGCTTATTTCCACGAGCTGTATTAAATAGATTACGAATTTTTGATGCACCTGCTCCTACAAATACTTCTACAAATTCGCTTGCACTTATAGATACGAAACTCGCTTCTGCTTCACTAGCGATAGCCTTGGCCAATAAGGTTTTGCCTGTTCCGGGTGGGCCTTCTAATAAAATCCCTCTTGGAACTTCTGCTCCTGCGTTTTTATAAACAGTTGCATTTTTTAAATAAGAAACCACTTCTGTGCATTCTTCGAATATCTCTGGGCTTCCTGCAAAACTAGTTAACGTAATATTTGACTTTTTCATTAGTTCCTTGTCCTTTTGTAGATCAATATTTAATGAACCTGGCATTCCTGGCATTCCACCACTAAATGGATTTCTTGCACTATTGTTTGATAAAAACAGAGAACGAACAAAGGATAAGAGAAGAGATATAAAAATAAAGGGAACAAAATAGTTATTTACACCGTTTAATATGTCAACCGCAATAACTTGTATTGGGTTCGGATCTTGTTGCTTTAGAAAAATAGGATCAACCTTATTTTTAATAGACATTTCTATTAAATTTGTGCTTACCGGTGGTATGATGTCGGTTAATGAAAAGTCAGAGTAAACATCATCAGTATTTTCAATATTTTCAGAAATAACCTTATCGTAATGAGGTGAGAAATATACTTTTGATATTTCTTGATGTTCTATTTTTTCCAATAATTCGGGATAAGGAGTTTTCTTTAAATAATATTGATTCCTCATAGCTGTGTTGATGTCTGAAGAATCTTTCATAGATAAAATTTGTTTTAATGAAAAAACAATTGGTAAATGAAAAATAACGAAACGTAACATATTCATCTTTAATATTTTAATGAAAAAAGGTTTTTATACCTATTTTCATTTTTATGATTTATTTTCTATTTAAATAGACATGACATTTTGAATATTCAGTCCCTCACTTCGACTCGATAATAGCATTATTGTTAGGGTCAAAAGTACCGATTCTGGAGTGGTTAGTGAAGTGGTAAACGTTGAGTTGGTCATCAACAAGGAACTGTTGTCCGTTAAGGTTAAGGACAGAGACTTGAGT